GATGGTTATCTAGGAGTGCTTCTGGTAAAGGTTTCCTCCAGATGGTCACAGTATTCAAACAGGCGTAATACTGGTCAAGAGAAAAACCTTCCTTCTCATAAATATATTTAGCTTGCTCTGGAACACTAAGCTCTGGGTTCCTATATTTCTTAATTAGTTTCTCTGCTTTCACCTTGCCGATGCCCTTCATGCCTTCGATGCAATCGGTGCTATCTCCCATGAGTAGCTGCACTAACCAGTTGTGGTCAGCTTCCTCTTGGCTCACGTAGGTAGGCCAGTCATCCTTATCCCAGTTGTAATGCCACCCAGGCACAGACAACATATCCTTATCTATGCTACATATAATGGGCTTCTCTACCTTTCCATTGGTAGATATTATGCCTAGTAAATCATCAGCTTCTAGCTGGTCATGCTGATACCACCTGTCCGCATACATCTCTTTCATGGCCTTGCTCAATGAATCATATAATGGTGGCTTGGCTCCACGGTTACCTTTATAGTTGGGATAGAGTGTCTTGCGAAAGTTATTGCGACCTGATACCACGAGGTAAAACTCCGATGCCTTGCATCCAATAACACATTGATCAATGGCTTGCCTACACATTGATTTTAATGTGAGCAGGTTTGTTCCTTCAGCTTCTGCTTTGGCAGCGTGTCTATACAGGATTATTTCTACATCCAGCAGAGCAGTTTTCTTATCAGTTTTTTTATTCATGTGATAGTTTTATCATGTGAATTAATTACTAGGTCAATGCTTTTTTCAGCCTCGTTCAAATTAGAGTTGCTTCTCGTTAGACATAGGTTCCCCATCACTGGTCAAACCTATGCCTTGCTAGAGCCTCAAATTATGAGTGTTCCCGCCGTCGATAGTGCCTCGGATCGTCGCGCATGGTAAGTCCTGTATTACGCTAGCCGTGGCCGTTCCTGCATTACTGCAAACCTTTTCTGCATAGTCGGGTTTCGGTCAAACTATGCAACCACTTACTCAGACTTGGGCTAACCTGTGAGGCCGCTTGCTCCAATATACTGTAAAAAAAAGACTCCTCCCTAGTCGAGTAAGGAGAAGCCTAAAATTGCCTGTATACAAGCGGTTTTAGAGAACTGAACAAGCCGTCTCGACACGGTATCGCACAAAGCGATTTAAAAACTGATAAGTATTATACACTATAGGTCAACCTTTTTTATATTTATTAATTCAATGGCCACTCCGCTACGCTTGAGCTTGTAGCCTTTCTTACTGCTACCCGTAACTAAATGCTTTAGTGCTTCTTCCTCCGTATGGGCGTGTTTTATCGCCCCGCATTCGTTAGGCATATCCCGCCTAGTATATGAAATTCTGTAGCAAGTCATTTAGTCTTTGCGGTATGGTAGCCTTCTTTGATTAACCACCTGCGAAAGCTTCCCCTATCTGCACCGCCTTGCTCCGCGGCTTGCGATATGTTGCACCCCTTTTCCTTCCATATCTTTAGTGACCGCGCCCTTGCTTTGGCGGTTTCTTCTCTGGTCGATCTGCCGCTTGTGCAATGGTCTAGGATGTCCCCTGCCTTCATTAGCATCTCGATTTTATCCTTGAAGCTTTCCATGCACTTGACCGCGCTTGCTCTAGCTTCTAATGTATCTGTAAATTCTACCATGTTTGACGTAATGCGCCCTCTAAGGGCTTCTAATGCCCCTAGAAGGCGTTTTGATTAGTGGGTTGATGTTGAGACCCCATCGCCCGTCTAATCGAGCCGTATGGAGCCTCTGAGTGTTAATTGCTTGTGTAAGAATTGAGGGTGCTATTTGTTTATGTCGCTACTGTCCAAAATCTGCCAGTATTCTTCGTAGCTGTAAACTCTCTCGCCTACCTCTACCTCGACGGGGTAAGCGTCAAAGTGTTTTTTATGGTCGCGAACAAAGTCGGCAATATCTTTTGAAATGTTTTCTGTTTTCATAGTGTGGTTAAGCGGATGGCGCGTTGAAGCTTGTTCGGTTATTTGCAATGCCGTCTTGCCAAGGGTCGCCTAGTTGAAGCTCTGCCCTATAATTAATTTCAGCAGTTGAGATTTGAACGTCCGCATCCCTCCCCGCTGAAACGTAAATGCTTCCATCATCTTCGTATGCGGGAACATCGTTTTCCTTTAGCCATTGTAAGGCCAGTTTTATTTTGTTATTCATATTTTTATTAGTTAGTTATTAGGTTTATCCCATTGCAAGGGCTATCAGTATAATTATTGCGCCGCCTAGGATGCAAGCGAATAATGTTGCCGCCGCCTCTAATTCCTTCTCACTGTTTACGAGCTTGTGCTCGGTTGCGATGTGTTGCTTTGTCTCTTTCATTTTATTACTTTCTATTTTATTGTTATTGGTTTAGTATGCTTTGCCGTTTCGCTCTGTCTGGTAATAGCTTTTGTATTTCCCGCGATACTTTGCAAAGCATTTCGAGATTGCCTTTAATTCGTTGTCATCGCTTGCGCCGCCTTCGTAATCAAAGCTGCCCAGGTTTGTAGGTTGGCAAACCCACTTAGTGCCGAAGCAATTGGTTTCCTTGTATGTTTTTATAAACAATGTCATTTTATATATTTTATTTAGGTTTATTGCTAGGATATTTCTTCGGTTTTTAAGATGGTCTTAGAGAGCTTGCCGAGAGGGCTTAGGTAGAAGTTGTTAAGAGCCTTATCTTTGGTCTCTCCTTCAGAAGTTGCTGTCAGCTCTTTGTAGAGTTCTTTAGATTGCCAAGGCATGGCGTTTGTGTATGTGATTTTGATTTTCATTGTGTGTGTGTTATTTTATTACTTTCTTTTATTGTTGTTATTATTTAGTCAGAATTACGGCCATGCCGCCGATGTTGCGCTCAACTTTAAAACCGATTTTCTTCAATGCTTTAATTTTAGCTTGCGCTGTTTTAAGGCCTTTCAAGTCACCGTATTTGTTTGCGAGTGGGAGTGTGATTTCAATTGTTTTCATTTTATTACTTTCTTTTATTGGTTATGCTAAGCAAGTGCGCTTAACTGAGATCCGTTAAAACTGTTCAAATGCACCTTGTCAATAGTTTTTTTAAACTTTTTTCAACTGATTACAATGGCAAGCTTTACCCGTGGCCTTGTCTTGCAATTTGCTAACAGGAATTACCGGGGAATATTATTGGGGAATATTATTGGGGAATTACCGGGGAATATATCCCAGCCTCGTAAAAGAAAAATTTCTACATGAATGTGCCGCATAATTCCGGGCAAGCTTGCAATCAGGCCAGCAAAGCAAATTTTTGCAAGCACCGGGTGGGGGGGATTAGTTTGTTGCGCACTCTGTTGTATATATATACATAAACTGCCCTTTAAAAAATGTAATCTAATTGGGCTATGTTTTTTAGGGTATCCTTATGAGGTGCGTTTTGCACCTTTGGGTCTAAAGTTTGACACACCCTAAAGTGCAATATACACCTTTGGGTATGAAATCGTTATTAGATGGGGTTGAGTGGAGGTATAACCCTGCGTGGAGCTTGATGGAGGACGGGGAAGGTATATGGGGGGATGATCGCTTGAGTCTCAAGGCTAAGGGCATATGGGCGTATATGAAGTCAAAGCCAGCCACCTGGGACTTCAGTGCTAAGAGGATAGCTATGGATAGCAAGGAGGAGACTAAGAGTGTGCAACGGGGTATGAGAGAATTAGAGAGTTGTGGTTATTTGAGTAAAAGGAAGTTAGGTAATGGTAGGATACAATATAGATTAGCAGAGGAGTCATACATGGGTGCAGAGCCTAAAATAGAGAGAAGTAGTTTAGAAGATAGATATGGGGACAGATATGGATAGTGAAGAGACGAGCATAGAATTAAAGGATAGGATGAGGGATGCCCTTGCCCCTATGCTTGCTATGGAGCAGGAGAGAACGGCAAAGAATAGTATAGCTAACAATAACCCTCAGAGATGGCTTGCAGCGGCTTCTATGTTCTTAGCCGGCTCTAGTATGCACGATGTAAAGAAGGAGTTGGATATGCACCATTACATAGCCAGGCGCATCAATGGGATAGTAAAAACCTGCGACGAGGCTAGGGTATTTAGGCAGGAGAGGGCTATGCAACTAGCCTCTACGATAGATGAGATTAATAGCATAGGAGAGAAGATTGCCTCTAGTTATTTAGACGGCTCTGCTGAGGCAGAGGAGAAGATAAAGAAGGCAGAGACTAAGGACTTGGCTAACCTAGCGGTAGCACAGGAGAAGTTACACAGAACCTTTGATAATGTAACGGGGAACAATGTTCAGAAGATAGAGGTTAGGCATATAACCACCCCAGAGGAGGCCATGAGTCTCATAGATTCGCTGCCAGAGGCAGAGGTAATAGATGTAGGAGAAGATGGCTAAGTCACTGATAGATGAAAGCTATGATCCCATCTACGATCAGGTTCGTGGGATACTGGGAGAGCATTTTGAAAACTACTGCTTCATCGTAATGGATGATAAAGGAGAACTATTTTATGACTACAACCATTTGCCAGCAGGAAGAATGCTTTTGCATGAGATGCAACTAGAGGTTGGTGACGACAATATAGAGATTGAGTGGGAGTTTGAAAGCGACCCAGATGATCCTGAAGATGATGCAGTGGACTAGACACCCAACGATACATATGCCCGACAAGAGGCGACTCAAGGCTCTCTTAGACTCAAAGGGGGCGCAAGCCGTCTATGACGTATGGAAAGCACGTGAGGATGCTATCAAGCTTACCTTAGATGATCCTTTGCGTCACGGGGTAAACCTAGTTAGTTGGGATAGGATTAGGTGGGCTTTGTCTCAGTATAACGAGGTTTTGGTTCTTGGTGGTAACCGTGGTGCTAAGACTACGGGTATGGCTAAGATATTTATGGAGTCCATCACCAAGCACATGGATGGACACGTGGTATTGTTCTCACAGAACGCTGATACATCCGTAAAGGTTCAACAGGCTGCTATATGGGAGTTTATGCCCAAGGAGTTTAAGCGCAAGACTAAGGGCATTGAGGGCTACATTAACTACTCTATGCAGAATGGCTTTACCGGGCAGTCGTTTATTTTCCCAGATACCAGGACTCGCGTAGACTTCAAGACCTATACGCAGTTTAGCAATAACCATACCATCTTAGAAGGTTTTGAGTTTGGGTTTCCCAATCTAGGCAATCACCCTGAGAATGTGGGTATTGGTAATGATGAGTATCTAGGAGACTCTACGCTGATCAACACACAGCGTTTCCGTCTGGCTACCAGAGACTCTAGGCTAGTCACAGGGTTTACACCTATCGACGGCTACACAGAACTCATTGCTGACTACCTAAGGGATGCAGAGATTTTGGAGACTAAACACGCAGAGTTGTTAGACGAGCCTGTTCCTGTAAAGCAGTATAGTGTCAACAGAGATGCCGGCATTGTCTATCTGCATACAGATGAGAACCCCTTCGGTGGCTATGATCGGATAGCCAAAGACTTGCAGGGCAGACCAAAGGAGGAGATATTGACCCGTGCGTATGGAGTGCCAGTTAAGTCGATGACTACTCTGTTCCCATACTTCAATACCAATGTCCACGTAACCAATGAGATGCCTGAGATTAGGGAGGACACACACACCGTGTATCAGATTGTTGACCCTGCGGGTGCTAGGAACTATGTGGCTATATGGGCTGCTGTGGACAAGAATGGGTTTATTACCATACTGCGTGAGTGGCCAGACCGAGACAGTTACGGAGAGTGGGCATTGTCAGGTGATCCTAAGTGGAGGTTTGGTCCAGCAGCCAAGAAACTAGGATATGATATCCAGGCTTACATAGATGAGTTCTTGGACATAGAAAGTGATTTGGGAGTAGAGGTGTATGAACGTATAGGTGACTCTCGTTTCTTTGCTAGAGAGAACGAGAACAACGCAGACTTGTTTGAGAGCTTTGCAGTTAGGGGTATGTATTTCATTCCATCAAGCGGAGCAGACATTGAAACAGGGCTATCTC